TAGATCAGACATACATCATCAACAAAAACAAGACTGTCGCAATGAATGCGAAGTCTAATTACTACCTCCGTACTCGTGCTACTGTTGTCCTTGGTAGTATTGATTACGACAGCGTTTACAAGATCTTTATCAACGGGACTCAATATGACTTCACTACAGTAAGTCTGGCTGATGCTGATACACGTGGCTATGCGGTTACTTCTGATGAGATCCTAACTGGACTTAAAGCGGATATTGATGCAGCTCTTGGTCCAGCACCTGGTAACGATACCTTTACCGTAACCAAGTTTGCTAACAGCCTTGAAATTGAAATCAAGGATGCCCAAACTCCATTCACCATCGAAGTGGAAGGTGGTATCCAAGGCGTTTCCCTTACCTGCTATCAAGATGATGTGGTTTCCTCTGCTCGCCTTGCGGCTTACACTAAACCTGGTCGTCGTGTTAAGATTACCAATGCTGTCGATGAGCGAGCTTCTTACTATGTGAAGTTTGCTGCAACTGGTGGTACTGGTACGGTTAACTCTGGTTCTGGTTACTGGGAAGAAGCACGTGGTTGGGACATTGATGTAGATGCTGATGGTAACCCAATCCAGACTGGTGGTAAGTACGTCTCTCAGTTAGCGTCTAATGGTTTCAATGCTGAGACCATGCCGTACAAGTTAGTGAATACAGGAACTAACACATTCAGTATTACTAAAGAGACCTGGGCATCACGTTTTACTGGTAATGACTACGGTAACCCTGTACCTTCATTCGTTGGTTCTCAAATTAAGTTTGGTCTTATCTATAGCAACCGTCTTGTCTTTTTGACAACTGACACGATTGCTATGAGTGTGGCAAAAGACTTTGAGAACTTCTTCTTTACCAGTGCTCAAACTGTCATTGATTCTGACCCTGTTGATGTAGAAACATCTAGCTCACGAGTTAGTAACCTCTTCTCTGCAGTACCTCAAGCACAAGGTCTTGTTTTATTTAGTGAGTATGAGCAGTATCTGCTGTACTCTGAAAGTGGTATCATCTCTCCATCTGATGTCATTGTCCGTACCATCAGTCAATATGAAGCTGAGCGTAAGGTATATCCTAAAGACGTTGGTGACTTCATTGGTTTTGTGTCTAAGTCAGCTGGCTCTACCAAACTATTCGGTATGCAAGCCAGAGGTAATCTGGCAGCAGCTGATGTTGTAGAGGCAAGTAAAGTAGCTTCTGGTTACCTACCAAAAGATCTTAATCAGATGGTAGCGAATGTGCAGGACTCTTTGGTAAGCCTGTATGCTATTGATTCTGATACCCTTTTCTCATACAAGTACTACAGTCCTGGTGGTAACCAAGTCGCTATGCAAGCTTGGTTCAAGTGGCAACTAATTGGTGCTATCAAACACCTAACTGTCATCAACAACTACTACGTCGCTATTGTTAAGGTGGGATCTGAGTATCGGGTGCTGCTACTAGATCTTGTACAGACACTAGATCCGGTAGAGGTTGATGCCTCACCTGCTATTAACGTCGCCCGCATTGATCATTCCTTTGTTGTTAAGGCTGGTGGTACTATTACTTACGACAGTAACACCAAGAAGTCTACCATCCCTAAACCATACACCCATGTGGCAGGTAAGACACCGATTGTCTTGACTGCTCAAACAATGGAAGATGGTACAGGTACTGACTACAGCACACTCTACGGACTATCTGCTACACCAGACACTACAGTTACTCATGACTTCATCCTTGAAGTTGAGGTAGATGGTAGTGGTAATTGGTTGGTCCTTGGTGATTGGACAGGTAAGGAGTATGACTTGGTAGCTGGTTATGAGTTCCCATTTGAAGTAGAACTTCCTCGTTATTTCTTCAGAAGTCAGAACAACGTCGATTGGACTGCATCGTTGACAATCTCACGGATGAAGTTTGATGTTGGCTTCAGTGGAGCTGTTGACTTCTATACCACCCGTTATGGTTCACCAGAGTGGATCTACACAGCAGGTGTCCAGAATGCTGGGTATTACCTCGCTAACGATACACCCACTATCAATAGAACAAATCTTATCGTGCCTATCCATCAGAAGAATACAAACTTTGATTTGAAAATTAGTAGTACTACACCATTTCCTGTGTCACTGAATAGTATGACGTGGGAAGGTAATTATGCACCACGTTATTATAGGAGGGCAGGGTAATGGCATTCCCAGTAGGATTAGCTATTGGTCTTGGTAGCTCTATCTTTGGTGGTATCATGGGTGGTGCGCAGCAGTCGGCACAAAATCGTGCTGCTGATCGCATGGCTCAAGCCCAATACGAAGCCAATAAAGCTCAGTGGAAATTTAACAAAACATCGGCACGTCGTCAATATAAGTACGACAAACAGACTGTAAACATCCAACGCCAAAACATTAAGCAGAAACTGGCATACCAGGAAGCAACTGCCAATCAAAGCTGGCGTTATCAGATGCAGATTCAAGCATTTGATTATGCCAATCAGATGCGTGCCTTCAATAAGTCACAGCAGACTGCTCAACAACAGCTACAGTTCAATAACCTAGCTTACGACTTTGCTCTACAAGACGCTGCACGTTGGGAGCAAGAACAGAACATTATGTTGGACTTTGAAGAGAAGTCTACCATGATGGAGTTCAGGTATAACCAACGTGGTGAAGCTTTGAACATGCAGCAAGCCGAAGTTGTTATGCAACAGACTCGTGGTATGGGTCAACTGCAACAGCAACGTGCTTATGTTGAAGGTCTCAAACAAGCTGGTCAAGCACAAGCTAAAGGTGCGACTGGTATCTCTGCTGAAAAGGCTGCACAAGCTGCTATTGCTGAGACTGGAGCCGCTACTGCTGCTATCATCCAAGAGGTGATGAATGGTGAGCAGAACTATGCACTCACCAGTGAAGCAATCAACATGAAGCTTGAGCAACTGAATGATCAGTTCTATCTTGATAAGGCACAACTTGCTGCGTCTCGTGTTAGCCTTGCTAACCAAGGTAAGGCTATGCGTTACCAGGCACAACTTAGTAAGCAGCAAGCGGATATGAATGCTATTGCTAATATGATGTTGCCGCCCATCATGCCGCCTGCTATGCCTAAGCCCTTGGCTCTTCCGAGACCTAAACTGCAAGATCCGCTTGAGTTCGATAAGAAACTGTGGAACAGTGTTAAGCCTAAGAAAGGTGCTGTTGCTTATCAAAGCCCGATTGGTACTGGTCTTGCACAGTTTGCTTCCGGTGCGTTTAATGCTGCACTTAGTTCCTATAACCCCGCTACTAATAGCTTCACTTGATTATGGCTAAATTTAAAAGTTATGCAAGTCCGAGCGGGTTTAAGCCACTACAAGCTCCGGACCAATCTAGCAAGTATCTACAACAAGGTCAGCAAGCGTTGCGTGCTATGCAACGTGCAATGGAGTTTGACCTGAATAACCGTGACCGTTATGCTGCTGCAATGCAAAATGCACAGCAAATGGAAATGGCTAATCGGGACATGATCTTTAAACAAGATCAACGTAACCGAGCTATTGTACAACAACAAGTACAGAACAACTATCAGCAAACTCTTCGTGATGCTGAGATTCAAGGCAAACAGGAGCTACAGACACTCCAAGCTTTGTCCTCATTCTCTGCGACTGCATTCACTGCTCTTGGTGAATTTAATAAGAAGCGTGAGGAAGGTATTAAACTTGGTGTTCAGAATGCAATCTATGCACTGGGTAATCTTGATGCAAAATCTCTACTTGAGATTCACAAACTAGATCGCAACCTTACTGACCAAGCACTGGCTGAAAACCAGTTTGTTAAGAATCTACTTGAAAAGGGTAACGGATCCATCCAAGACATCCGTTACTTGATGAAGAACAGCAACGCTAAGTACTGGTCTGAGTCGCGCTCTCTTGCTGAGAACATTGGTGTTGGTTATGGAAATTTCGTAAACCAGAACTACGAAACCAAGCTTAAGGTCCGTGAAGGACAAGAGATGAGCTATGCAGAGGCTCGTGCTTCTGGTGACATGGAAGCGCAACAGACTATTCTTGGTCAGTTGCGTAGTCAGTACCTTAGAGAGTCTGGTGCTCTTAATTTAAGTCCACAAGCAGCGGGTGCTTACATTCATCCGCAGATGCGTGCTTTTGAGAACCAACTGCAACAAGCTGCTAATGCTGAATATCGTAAGTTTGCTGATGCTGAGGTAGACAACAACATCACACGTGCTATTCACCAAAAGGTAAGCACTGAAGGTGCTACGGGTGTTGCTCAGTGGTTGTCTTCTTTGCCTGCGGGTGCTCAACGTAGGACTGGTAAGGCTAACCTGCTCAGGTATTTTGCAACAGGCGCTGCTAGTGATAATTGGCAGGACACACAGACTGTATGGCAAGACCTCCTTAATCAGCCGATTACGCTTGCTGACGGTAGTCAGACTACTTTCGGAGAATTCAACCGTAATGATCCACAGGTTATCGAAGTAACACGTGCCTTTGTTGATGCACGCCGTCGTTCCATTCAAGACTTCAACCTCGAACAAAATGAGATGATGACTCAGCGTAACATGGCTGAGCGTGATCTTATTCAAATCCTTCAAGATAGTCCTAATGGATATACTGATGCTGATATTGATGCGGTAGAAGCGAAGCTGGATGAAATTGCTCCTGGTGTTGATAGTCAACGGCTTGATAGCATGAGGCGCAATGAGTCTACTAATGCTCTTTATCGTAAGAAAATTGAGACTCAACTGCAAGACCTTGCTGATCGTGGTCTACTGACTGAGGAACGCCTTAACAATATGGGTATTCCTGGTACAATTGCTGCTAAGTATCGTGCGCTTGCTAAAGCTACCAGTGCTGATCGAGCAGCTAATGGTAACTTCAAACCACAGATGGATGCGTTGGCTGCACTTGCTAAGTCTCCACCGACTATCCAGGCTAAACCCGATGGCACCTACCATTGGACTGTACCGCTGATGACGCAACAGCTGCAGAATCAGTTCCTTACTAAGTACGCTGAACTGAAGGCAGCTGGTGATCCTAATGCTGTCAATGCTGCGTTGTCTTTTGTTCAACAGCAGTTTTCAGCACAAGCACAGAACCCTAAGTTCTTCTCTCAGGATAGCACTAACCTTGGTGGTTATGCTCAGTTCACACAAACTGCTAAACCTTCTGGAGCATCTACTGCACGTATGCAGTGGGTGCAGAGTAGCATCTCTCGCCTTGGTGTAAAAGCTCTTGATAGTAACGGTTCTATCTTTACGATTTCTGAACTCAATGAGTTAGAGCAAAACATGAAGAAGCCTGGATTCACTATGGATCCTATGGCTGAGTATGTTGGTAGACAGATGGGTGTTGATCCATTTACTGTGATCAACCGTCAACGTGTTGCTGCAGGTTTGAAACCTGTCCAGCTACCTGAATCTACGGTTACGTTTAGCAATACTGTTAATCCAGAACTGAAGCGTAAGCTTGATGCATATCAAACCCCAGCGCTTTCTACCCGAGCTATGGTCTCTACCCGTACATTCAATCCTAGCCTTATTCCTAACGGTATGGGTCAGATGGTTACGACTGCTGCCCAGACTGCAGGTGTTGCTCCTAGCTACATTGCAGCATTGGCTGAGATTGAAAGCACATGGAACCCGAATGCTGTGTCTCCTACGGGTGCAATTGGTCTGATGCAGATCCAACAAGAATGGCATCCTAATTACACTGGTGGTAAGGACCCACAGGCTAACCTTACTTATGGTGCTCAGTATTATGCACAACTTCTGCAGAAATACGGTGACCCTGTAAAGGCTGCAGGTGCTTATAATTCTGGTCCTGGTAGGTTTGATGAGTTTCTAAATAGTGGGCGTCCACTTCCGCAAGAGACTCAAGAACACATGCGTAAGTTCTCTAAAGCTCTTGCTAAGTACGGTGATGTGACTCAACTGCAGTCACGTTACACAATGCGTAATACAATGCAACGAATGGGTCGTGCTAACTTTGAACGCCCCAGTTCTGTTGTCTTTGAAACATCTAGTGGTCAACCTGGTGTAGACCTTTATTTTGAAAGTAAGCGATTTCCTGCAGTCCTTGGTGGTGTAGTAAAAGACGTTAGCCGTGAACCTGGCTATGGTAATTATGTGGTTATTGAATCCACTGATCCGATGACAGGCCAAAAGGTTGATGTTCTTTATGGACACCTTGCTGATGGGCTTGGTATTCGCCCTGGTCAACGAGTAGAAGCTGGTGATATTATTGGCACCCAAGGTGGTACAGGTAATGTACGTTCAGTAGATGGTACTATTGCTTCTATTGATTTCCTTGCTCCCGCACCACGTGGTAGTAAGAGTATGAAACCTTATGCAAATTTCGATCCTCTCCGCCGTTATCTAGTTCAACAGCTACAACGCTAACATTAAAACAAAGAAATGAACGACGATCTCACGCAAGAGATCCTGTTTGGTACGCCAGACATGACGGTTGAAGAAGAGCAGCAGATGCAACTTCAAGCTGAGCAAACAGCTCAAGACATGGAAATCATGCAGAGTATGGCTCAGCAACAAGCACTCCAACAAGAGGCTGCTGCTCAACAACCTCAAGGATCCACGCAACAACCTGCTCAACCTACGGGTGAAGAGCAACAACAACCACAAGAAGGTGGTGTAGATATTGGTGGTCTAGCACGTCAAACACTTGAAGGTGCAATGACTGTACCTGCAAGTATTGTTGACTTCGGTGTTGACCTGATTAACTTGCTTCCTAGTAAGGAAGTACCTGGGATGACTAATCCTTTCCGTCCTGGCGGTAAGGTTCCTAAACTTCCTAAGTTCCAAAGTGACGTTATGCAAACCCTTCGGGAGGTTAGCAGTGTCCTTGCTCCTACCATCATGCTAACTGGTATTGGTGGTGGTGCTTTAAAAGGTGCTGCTAGTGCTAGTCGCTCTAAGCTGCTCCAAGATCCATTTGTCAAGTGGGTAGCACCGAAGCTGTTTGCAGCTGGTGTTGGTGCTGGTGTTGATTACACCGTTGAATTTAACCAGACAGACGATAACCTGACTGGTACACTTAAGAAGAACTTTCCTGCTCAGTTTGGTTGGATTCCCGATAACATTGCTACTCTTGATAGTGATAGTCCTGATGTAAAACGTCAAAAGAACGTAACTGAAGGTGTTGGTCTTGGTCTTGTTACTGACTTTGCTGAAGGTGTAGGTAAACTTGTTAAAGCTGCCCGTGGTGTTGTTCGGTCTACGCAATGGGTACCTGAGTCAGAAAAGGCTGCAAGCTGGTTCTCAAGGAACTTAGGTAGCGAAGTAGCTGATGACATGGAGGAGGCCATTGCAGAGTCTGCTGCACGTCGTTCAGACGCTTTAGACGAGCTTGGTGAGTACAACTTCTCGAAGAATGCTGACCTAGATGAACCGATGCTAGGTGTCCATGACCTTTATGGTTATGAAGAATCTGGTGTTCGTTCTGTGGATGACCTTGGTATTGTTGGTGCTTCTGTAGACTATGCACGTATCGCTGGTAATGTTGATAGTGTCTATGGTCGTGTAGGTAGTGTTATCTCTGAACCTGCTCTTAAGTTTGGTCTGGAGATTTCCGAAGGTCAGGATGCTATTATTCGTGGGCTTGCTCAACAGCTGCAGGATGCTGGTGAATACGGTTACCGTACAGCATCTGGTAAGTATCTAAGCCATAAGGAGATCATGGAAGCAGGTGAAGACCTGGCTATGAACTTCTATAAAATGGATACACCTGAGCTTCAACAAGCTATTAAGAAGTGGCAGGGTATTGATGTCGATACAGGTGCTCCTGTTCTTAAGTCTGAAGCTTATGCTGCAGTCTTTAAGACCATCAATAAGCTGATGGACGATTACGCTAACATGGACATTATGCGTGCACAAGCATATGTTGGTACTTCCTTTGCTGGTCAAGTATCTGACATGGCTCAGGGTGTGCGTCTGATGGATGGTACTGCTGCTGTAGACCGTGCACAAGAGCAGATCTTAGATCGTCTTGAGTTCCTGATGGCACAGAAAGGTATGACTTCGTACTCACGTGGTCGTGCCTTGAATATGCTTAACCTGTGGAATCGCCTTACTGCTAAAGGTAGTGAAGCTGCAGATGCTGCATATGCCACTAAGATCAATAATGCTATCAAGAATGAAGAGAATGCAACTCTTCAGGCTATAGAGAAGATCAAAGCTGATGCTAAACAAACCATCAACACTCTTCGTGAAGTCAAAGCTGAGCGTCCTGAGATGCTTGCACCTTTGATGATGGCGTATGAGTTTACTGATGGTAAAGTAGATACGATTTCCAAGCTTAATAATTACGTTCGTGGTTCTCTTGGTACACTATCTAAAGCTTTCTTTGATGGTAATCCTGAGATTCCTTCCGTAGTGATGCGTGGCTTCTGGTCTAACGTATATAACTCTACGTTGTCGGCTATCACGACACCCATCAAAGCTGGTTTGTCTAACATTGCACTACTTGCTGAGCGTCCTATTGCACAAGCAGCGGGTGCTATTATTAACGGTGATGGTAAGGTAGTTCGCAGGGGTTGGTATCAGTACTCTGCTGCGTGGGATACGCTGACTAACTCACTTGGTTACATGAATCAAGTGTTCCGTAGGTCTGCTGCTGATCCTTATGTAATGGCATTGCGTGAGGATACTGGTGTTGCTGACCAACAGCAGATCGAGTTGTTAAGTGCTTTTGCCAATGCTAAAGCAGAGCAGGGTGAGTATGGTCCTCAGGTCATGATGTCTATTGTTGAGGCACAGAACGACCTTGCTCAACACCCGTGGCTACGCTTTGGTCAGCGTGGTATGCAAGCATTTGATGGCTTTACACAAGCTGTTGTTGCTAACTGGGAAGCACGTGGCAAGGCATGGGATACTGTAACTCAAGGAGGTCTTATACCACTTGATAAGAAAGCATCTGATGCACTTTCAAAAGAAGTGTATGCGTCATTCTTTGATGAAAACGATAACATCACAGACTCTGCTGTACGTTATGCTTCCAGTGAAATTTCTATGGCACTGGATAATCCTGCCAATGATGCTCTTTCTGGGCTGATTCGTACTGCTCCTATTCTTAAGCCGTTCCTGCTTTTCACTAAGACACCCCTTAACATGGCTACTTATTTTGGTAGCCATAACCCTGTGGGTCTCTTTATTGATAAAGTGAATGCTTTTGATAAAGAGTTCTTTGAGATGAGTGGTCAGGAAGTAGAGAGCCTCCTTTCTTCTCGTGGTATTGATTATACTGCGGAGAACATTGAAACTGTCTACACTACTGTACGCGCTGAACTAAAGGGACGTAAAGCTATTGGCACACTTTCTGTAATGGGAGCTGTTGGTCTCTTTATGTCTGACCGCCTTACTGGTGATGGTCTTTACGATAAAGAGAAGCAACGTCTCCGTCGTGATGCTAACTGGCAGGCTCGTTCTATTCGTGTACCTGGTGGCAGTTGGGTGAGCTATGATGGTATTCCTGGTGTAAGTGATTGGATTGCTCTAACTGCTAACATCATGGATAACTTCGACTCGTTGAACTCTGCTGAGTTGGCTGAGAATCTACGTGCTGCTGGATTTGTTCTTAGTGCTACCATCACTGATAAGTCCATGTTGGCTGCTCTTGAGCCGCTGAATGATGTTATCCGTGGTGATGTCGGTGCTATCAACCGTTGGACATCTTCTTTTGCTACCAGTGCTTCTATGCCTGGTTCTAGCCTGATGGCTGAGTTTGGTCGTCTTATGACACCGAACAAGAAAGAGTTGGAGAACAACTTCTTTGATCTTGTTGCTAACCGTAACCCAATCCTTAAGCAAACTCTACCCGATGCTCATGACTGGATTGATGGTGGTCTTGTTGGTGAACCGCCTAACTTCTTTGCACGTGTCTGGAATACATACCTCCCTTGGAAGGTGAATGGAGAAGTATCTCCTGAGAAACAATTCCTGATGGACATTGAATACGACGCACGTCCTACACTTCGTACTAATGGACGTGGTGTTGAGTATAGCAATGAAGAACGGTCTGAAGTTACCAGTACAATGGGTAAACAGGGACTCTTCAAGCGTGAAATTCAACGCATCATGCAAACTCAGGAAGGCAAAGAGTTCCGCAAAGAGTTCAAGAAAGCACGCGACATGGGTCTTGCACCTGATGTTGAAAAGTTTAAGAACATTCACCTGTACTTGGATGCTGCACTACGCTCTTCTATGCGTTATGCAGAAGCTCAAGTATCTACCCGTGATGGTATCCGTAATAAGGTATACCAAAACCAAACTGTTGAGAACTTCCTCCAAGTCGGTGACCTTGATGGAGCTAAACGGTTCCTTGATGACATGAAGCAAACAATGTCCTACTAAAGTAATGGCAATTACACAAAACCTATACACGGGTAATGGCTCCACCACCAATTACTCTTTTACATTCCCATATCTTGAGGAGACTGATGTCAAGGTAAGCCTTGATGGAGTCGATACAACTGAATACACTCTTGCTAACGCCACTACTATCCAATTCAATAGTGCTCCTAGTGTTGGAGTAGCTATTCGTATTTATCGTCAAACAGATGACGCAGACCTATCTGCTACCTTCTACCCCGGATCTGCTATTCGTGCTAGTGATCTGAACGATAACTTCACCCAGAACCTGTACGTTACTCAAGAGATTGCTAACAATGCCTTCCTAACTGATGGTTCCAACCCACTGGTTGGT